TTACCCCTTTACATAGCTACCGTCTTTAAAATAAAAATCCAGCCGATCATCCACAAGGACTATAACCTTTTCAATTACTGCTATCCAAAGTTTATCATCGAACTCATCAATCACCAGCGGGCGGGATTCAATTTCTTTAATATACTTGTCCAATATTATCAATTTATTCTGCCGTTCCCGGCGCTGGGTTTCCAAGCTGGCAATTCTTTCGGCAGCATTTTGATGGCGTTCCATGTACCCGCTGTGACGTTCATTAAATTCGTCCTGATTGACTGCGACATGGGCATTTTCATAAATGGATTTCCTTATGAGTTCGGCAACAACCTCAATCTCGCGCTGCAGTTCGGCTATTTCATCATCAATCGCTGTACAGTCATATAAGACTTGCTGAGCCAGACGGCAGTTGGCTAGCATCTCATCACGGCTGCCCATTAATACATTGAATGCAACCAGGAAGCGCTGTTTGATATCCTCTTCAGTTAGATGCGGAGTTTTGCAGGGAATATCAGCCTTGTACTTTTCATTACACCGCCAAATCGTGCGGCGGTATTTGCTATTGGAGCCCCAGACCTTAGAACCATAGAACCCACCGCACTCACCACAAACGATCTTTGCCGAGAATGGACTTTGACAACTGACCGGCCGGCCAAGCTTTTTACGTCGTTCCACTTCAATCTGCACGGCGTCGAATTCATCAGGCTCAATAATGGCGGGATGGCTATTCTGCACATAGTATTGAGGAACTTCACCCTCGTTGACTTTGGTGGTTTTGGTGAGAAAATCCACCGTGAAGCGTTTTTGCAGCAGGGCATCACCCTTGTATTTCTCGTTAGTCAGAATGCTTATCACTGTCGCCACTTGCCAGGTTTTTTTCCCGGCCGGAGATGGAATACCCAGATTGCCAAGGTGCTTGGCGATGGCTGAAGGCGTTTTGCCCTCAAGAAACATTCTGTAAATCAGCCGCACTGTTTCCGCTTCCTTTTCAACAATTTTAGGTAAACCGTCCTCACCCTTTTCATAGCCAAGGAAATGACGATAAGGCATGCTCACTTTCCCATCAGCCATACGTTTGCGTTGGCCCCAGGTTACATTTTCAGAAATTGAACGGCTTTCTTCCTGTGCCAGGCTGGACATAATGGTGATTAAAAGCTCACCCTTACTGTCCAGCGTGTAAATGTTCTCCTTTTCGAAATAAACCTCAACGCCTTTTTCTTTTAGCTGGCGAACCGTAACCAGAGAATCAACTGTGTTTCTCGCAAAGCGGCTAACTGATTTGGTAACAATCAGATCAATCTTCCCGTCCAGTGCATCGGCGACCATTTGCTTAAACCCATTGCGCTTTTTGGTATTGGTGGCACTGATACCTTCATCGGTATAGATCCCGGCAAATACCCAATCAGCACGTTCGTTGATGTATTTGGTGTAGTAGTCTACCTGGGCTTCGTAGCTGGTAAGCTGTTCCTCAGAATCTGTTGAAACGCGGGCATATGCAGCTACTTTTTTTCTTGCGGCCACACCAGTCGTTTCCGGTGTAAAGCGGTTTATGGTTGGTGGTATGACAGTAACGGCTCGAGCGGGTTTCATTTCAAATCTCCCCTTTTATATGCAAGCGTCCTTTCCCGCGCCTGCTGTTTCTTTTTGTCGTCCCAGCTAGATTTGCGTGACCGGTCTTGCCAGGCGGCTTCAACTTCATGACCGTCTTGAAAAATATAAATTACCTTGTTTGCTTGCGGCACCTGCAGCTGCTTAATCTGGGATCGGAAAACCACCTCATCATATTCCGCCAGGCCCAACACTTCAGCGGTCAGCGACAATAAGATTGGTTCTGGAATCTGTTTGGCTGGGCAGGCGTCCTTGCCGTAGTGGACGAATGTGGAACAATTCCAGGCTGCATGCCCCTTGTAGGTTACCCGCCGGTAGTTCTTGCCGCAGTGGGGGCAGAAGATTAAACTCGAAAACGGGTAACGGTTGGCCGGGTTTTTTTTCACATTTCTATTCTCCCGGCGAAGAGCCATAATTTCCTGCGCCTTTTGAAAGGTGAGAGGGGCTATAATCGGTTGATGGGTTCCTTCGGCATAGTACTTTGGCAAGGTTCCCCGGTTATAAACCAGCTTCTTTGACAAGTGGTCGGCTACATACTTTTTCTGAAGCAGCGCGTTGCCAGAATACTTCTCGTTATTTAGGATGGCTAGGACTCGCTTTGCTGTCCACTGTCTGCCGCTGAACGTTCGCGCACCCATTTCCCGTAGTCTGGCAGCAATCCGATCGCAACCCAGGCCTTTTATGTAATCGGCGTAGATCATTCGAACGATTTCGGCCTGTTCCTGATCGATTTCAATTTGACCATTGTTGATTCGATACCCGTACATGAAACGCAGGTTTACAATCTCACCTTGCTGGAACCGCTTGCGAATCCTCCACTTACAGTTCTCACTAACCGAACGGCTTTCCTCCTGAGCATAGGATGCCAGGATGGTTAGCATAAGTTCGCCATCCCCGCTCATGGAATGAATATTCTGCTCCTCAAAATAAACGTCAACACCGAGCAGTTTTAGTTCCCGCACCGTTTCAAGAAGTGTTACCGTGTTGCGGGCAAAACGTGATATCGATTTTGTAATGATCAGGTCAATCTTACCATCTTTGCAGTCAGCAATTAGACGCTGAAACGCCGGACGAGTATCTTTGGTTCCTGTCAGTGCCTCGTCGGCGTATACACCAGCATATTCCCAATCCATGCGCTGCTGAATATGGTTGCTGTAATAGCTGACTTGAGCTGCCAGAGAATGTAACATCGCATCTTTTCCGGATGATACGCGGGCATAAGCGGCAACCCGTAATCTAGCAGGGATTGGTGGCACCGAAGGGGATATTTTCGTAACTATCTTTTCCATAATGACCTCCTTTCGCTATGACATATTCGCTCCAAAAGCCCATATTATCAAGCGTTTTGGCGATATATGCTGCGCTCGGAAAGCCCATATTTTTGAGCGATAGTTGCCTCAATTTTCATCAATTCATCTTCTCGGATAATGCCTGCTGCAAGCCATCTATTGAAAACTGCCATGGTAGCCGTATAGTAGATGACTGCTAATGTCTTACTACTCATGCCGCACCGCCTTCGACCTGCCGTAGCAAGCGCGGGAGCAGTATTTGCGCTTCTTGTTTCCATAGCTTTCAAAATCACGGCCACATATAGGGCAGGTAAAAGTATAAATGGCTTTACGGTTGACGGCTTCCGGGTGATCGTTCCACCAGGCCATGCGGCATTTATCCGAGCAGAACCGTTTCTGCTTCACTCCAGCGGTCTGGATAAGGGGGGTTCTGCACTGTCGGCAAAGAATTCCGTCCCTCTGAAAGAAGAATTCTTTATTAGCACTACCAAGATTGTTCCTACGGCAGAAAGACTTCACCGTATTTTCCGAAATACCAAGAGCTGTCGATATTTTTGAATAGCTTAAACCGTCCCGTCGCATTTTAATGATTTTCTCTTTTTGCTGTTGATTCATTACAATACCTCCTCCGAAGGCAAACCTTAAAAGCCTTCGGTATAAGCCGCGGGAGGAGCAACAATCGGACGGTATCAAAATATTTCACCGTCATTACCTCCCACCAATATGCGAAAAACTAGCGGGAGTCGAACCCCAACAAAAAGAAAAAGCCCGCAGAGCAGGATGATTTACTCCACGGGCGGTTGCTTCAGAATAATATTATTCAATGTTGTTGAGACGAAATATATTCAGCCATTCGTTCAATAAGTAGTTCGGCATATTCTCCCTTAATGGTTTTACCCGGCCGGGCATTTTCCAGCCAATATTCGGGGGATTTAAGTATACCGTTTCTTACTAACACCTCCAAAACTCCTTCCAGACCATTCTTGCTTTCTTCTATGTATGCTAACCCCAGTTGGGAAAGGATAGCGCCAGCAACTGCTTTGACAATTTCATCTCTCTTGGCATCAAACAGTGCATTGTCCTGGCTGTTATCAATAAAGCCGATTTCGATTAGTACTGCAGGGGCCTTTGTTTCTCTTAAGACTTGATAATTAGCAGTTTTCACCCCCCGGTTTGCAAAACCGACCCCCACCAGGGAGCTTTGAATTTTTTCGGCCAGCCCCTTTGACTTGGCTCCCGGATTTAAATAAGTGTAAGTTTCTACACCAGCAGCCGTTTCCGGCTTAAAAGCATTACGGTGAAAGGATATGAAGTAATCAAAGCTGCCCATGTTTTCAAAATCACATCTAGCTTTCAGGCTTACACTAACATCAGACGTCCTGGTCTCATCGACGATTACTCCATGGCGTCTCAACACTGCTGCTACGGCCCGACCTAGGCTCAGCACATCATCAGCTTCTTTCCTTCCTTTATATACTGCGCCCGGGTCATTGCCGCCATGACCGTAGTCGAAACATAATCTAGCCATTAATCGTTTCCTCCTTATTTAGCTGGTCCAAAACCAGTTTGAGTTTCTCCGGAATAGGCAGGCCGATCTTGGCTGCGTTTTCCAGAATACTGATTCCTTCGTTGGATAAATAGAAGAAGATGACCGCGGTACGGACAGCGCTGCCGTTTGTTATAACCTGGGCATCTATAATGTGTCCCACTGCCACCATGGCAAAAATCAGCACCTTCTTAAAGATGCCCCTGGCACCGACCTCGCTGGACAGGCGTTTTTCCAGTATGGCCAACATGACGCCGGTCAGGTAATCGATAACCACAAAGGTAATCAGCGCGTATAAAAAGCCGTCCCAGCCTCCCAAGACCCAGCCCAGCCAGCCGCCAAAGGCTGTTAAGGCGATTTGAAATGAGCTTTTCATTGTTAGTCCTCCTTAAAATTGGCAATAAAAAAAGAGCCCCAAGGCTCATGCTGAAAAATACTTAATGCCTATAATTCTCAAGCTGATGCAATCCTGCCTGACACTTCCTTTTGTATATCAGTTGGCACCTGATCAATGGTTCTCCTTCCTGCCAGCACCAATTCAGCCATCAATTCAGTGCTGACCGTGCCGGGATTTGCCTCCGAAAGTTTAGCTACAGCCTCCATCAGTACCAGGTTATAATGTTCCAACCTGGCAACTTTTTCATCCAGCGGGATATTACTACTGCCATTTACTCTGCCCAGCCATTCGGCAGTAGGTTTTAGCTCCAAATGACAGCCTTCTTTAGCAATAACCCGAATAACTTCATAGTTTGATAAATTAAGTTCAGGGTCATGGGCAAAGACATAGTCCTGTCCCGGAGCCAGCACCGGTTCATTCTCAGATGCGTGTACTACTAAACCGTCATTCTTGTTATATACCAAAAACATTAAACGCTGCCTCCCTTCGTTAATATCTGTAGATTTCCAGCTTGCCTACCATAGATCCGCCGCCCCCGCTGGAAACAGAAAAATATATGGTGACAGATAGGGAAGATCGAAAGGGGATAGCTAAATTGGCTCTGCTGTCAATTACGTTGAGTTTTCCCGTTGAATCAGCAAACAAAAAAACATCAGATGCTCCCCAGGCTACACTACCATTCACAGAACCAAAGGAAGGTAGGGCCATTCCGTCAATCGTGACTGTAGCCCGGCATCTACTGGTCCATGAGGACGAACCACTGGCTTGTATATATATGTTCTGCAAAATACCTGCGCCATTATAGGAAATGGTTACACTTTGTTCAGTACTGTTCCAGCTGCTGGTGTTTGACGATATAGTGCTTAATTGCATGATGGTGTAGTTCTTTATATAATTTTGCATAACTTCCTTTAGGTTGCCGATTTTGGCATGCAGGCTGCCCGCCGAATCATCAGTATCGGTCCTGACTCCGATCTGCCTGCGGATAAAAGCCAGTATCTCTTCTGAGCCAAACATTACACCACCCCCCGTTTCAATATCTCGCCTGACCACTGGTAGGTCTTGATCTGCCTGACCCCGCCGGAAAAACCGGAAGCAGGGGGCAGGTACCGGTAGGCTCTGGTGATTAGATCCCCCTCCCATATAAGCCAGGTAATAGCATTGTAGCCATAGATGCCATGCAAAAGGTTCCCCGTTTCCCCGTTATATACCCCGAAGTGGATGGCGTTCTCTGCTGTCCAGGCTCCGCTGTTTCCCGCTCTTTTGTAAGTGGGGTATAAGGAGTCTTGTATGGTTTCACCATGCAGGTGAAAGTGGTTATCGGCATCCCCGGCTTTTTTAATGATCAGCCAGTAGTAAGCGCCGCTCACCAAGTCAGATATATCTATAGGGATGCTGAAATATCCCTTGCTGGTGGGAATAAACTCTTTGGGCAGCACCATGAATCTGAGCAACGAACCCGCTGTTGAACCGTCCGGATTAAAGCCGTCCCGCAGTTCGACCAAGAGATCAGCCCCCTGACCATGCCTGATAATTTCAAAGGTCACTCTCGCGATAGCGGCAGCGGCATCGGCTTTAAACCGCACCGCATGGTCATAACCGGCACAGTCAAATTCAGCAATGCCCGCTCCGGTTTTGCCACCAAAAGCGGTGCCTTCATAAATATGCGAGAATTCCTGCATCATCATCGCAGCATTAGCCAGGTTCTCATCGATTACGGTTCGGCCGCTTTCAGCTGCAAACAACACAAAAATCACCCCCTACTGCAGAGTAAGCCTGCATTCCACTGTCAAAATCATCTGGTTTTCCTTGCCCCAGGGTACTTTTAAGAGGTTAAACATAATGCCTGAACCGGGGGCATCGCTGGCGTCAGTAAAGATACATGTCTTTTGGTGCTGCCCGTTGCCTTCTCCAGCCAAGAGTACCGTCCTTAAGCGGATCATGTTGCCGGATTGGGTCACCACCGATACCGCCTTGCGGTAAACTTCGGATAAGGTATCCCCTTCGGTCGTATCATCACCAATAACGAGATAGGGGCTGGAGAGTCCGGCCAGCTTCTGGGCGGCAATATTTAAACCTGCGCTGGTAACATAGTTTTTTAAAGGGCCGATAACTTTGCCGTCCCCATATTCCAAGTACCATTCTGATTTAAGGCTGATAGTATCTTTCATGTCACACCACCCCGTATTGGCCCAGAACCACCGTCAGGCCAACCAGCGAGTCGGCTTCATCTGGTGATTTGTAGTTTAAGACCTGCACATTGGCTTTTTGATAGGCCCTGAATTTGATAAAGCCCGGGAAAGGTACTGTTACAGCTTCGGAAAAGTCCACATCCGCCCATGGGCTCCACTGGCTGCCATCAATACTTGTTGATATCTGCAACCCCCTAGGCAATGACATAGCTTGGGTCTGGGGATAGATGCGGGCCAGGCTGCCAATAGTGGGTACAGGTTGGCTTTCCGGTTGCGG